TGGTGTGACTGGCGCAAACTCGGCACTTCCGTTCCGCATTGTTGCTCTGGCAAACTACCTGCCAGGTCAGGCCAACCCGCTTTCGGGCGTCAATGGTAACGATGCAACCTCTGGCTACAACGACATCATAGTGGCCTTCAACAACGCTATGCCCCGCAACTTCGCTGGCATGTAAGGAGCATAAGAAATGGCTGTTAATCTTTCTGCGATTAAAGACCTTCTGCTCCCCGGCCTCCGTGGGATTGAGGGCAAGTACGAGATGATCCCATCTCAATACGACAAAATGTTCACCAAGCACAATTCGAAGATGGCGCTGGAACGCACCGCTGAGATGCGCTTCTTGGGCTTCGCACAACTGAAGACTGAAGGCGGTCAAACGTCCTTCGACAACGGTGCTGGCGAACGTTACATCTACAACCAAGAACACGTTGAAATCGGTCTGGGCTACGCGATCACCCGCAAAGCCATCGACGACAACCTGTACAAAACACAGTTCCAGCCGTCAAACCTCGGTCTGATCGAAAGCTTCCAGCAGACCAAGGAAATTTACGCGGCAAACATCTTTAACACCGCGACGACCTACAACTCGTCAATCGGTGGTGACGGTGTGGCACTGCTCTCGACCGCACACCCCATCGACGGTGGCACGGTTGCAAACACCCCCACGACCCAAGTGGAACTGAACGAATCGACCCTGCTGAACGGCATGATCTCCATTCGTACCAATTTCAAAGATCAGGCAGGCCTGAAGGTCTTCGCCCGTGGCCGGAAGTTGATTGTTCCGCCGCAACTGGAACCAGTGGCAATTCGTCTGACAAAGACGGAACTGCGCCCTGGCACGGCTGACAACGATGTGAACGCGATCATGTCCACCGCTGGCGGTCTGCCAGAGGGTTACATGGTTAACGACTTTTTCACTTCGGCATCGGCTTGGTTCCTCTTGACAAACATAGATGGTTTGTCTTATATGGAGCGGGTTAAGTTTGAAACGGATATGCAAGTGGATTTTGTTACGGATAACCTGTTAGTTAAGGGTTATGAGCGTTACTCCTTTGCATACTACAACTGGCGCTCCATCTTTGGATCGACCCCCACGTAAATCACTAAATGGGGGGGCTTAGGCCCCCCTTTTCTTCTTTCTGGGTCTTATCGCCGCCCTGACCGCGCCCAGCGGACTTTGCACAGACAGTGCGGCCTCATCGTGCAAAGGAACCCAAAATGGGTAAGACTACATTTACTGGCCCCATTCGCGCGGGCGACATCATTAACACTTCCGGCACCACCCTTGGCAGTAACGTCAAGAACGTTGGCTCGGTTGTCATGGTGCAGCACTATCCAATCACCCAAGCTTTGACCGCAACTGCACTTGGCACAACCATCGTTCTGCCAGACAACAGCCACATCCTAAACATCCAGATGATCGTCACCACGGTTTGGAGCGGCGCTGCAACAACCTTCAGTGTTGGAACAAGCGCGACAGCAACTGAACTTGTCTCTGCCGCTGCTGGCGGAACTATTGGTGTGATTGGTTTGTCCCCTGGCACTGACGCAACGCGCACAGGCAACTGGGATGACACGGGCACCACTGACAAGCGTGTTTTTGTTTTGTCAGCTAACACTGGCACTGGCGTTGGCAGCCTGACCGTCCGTTACATCCAAGCGCATGATCTTGCCTGATGCGTGTAGGTAACAAAACGCCCGCCATGACGGTCAACACCACTGTTTCAGTGGGGAAACCTTCTAAGACGGAAGATACCAGCGCCCACGTCACCACTGGCAGCAAGAATGTCATTGGTGGTCAGGGCGTTCATGGTATGCCTTTGATGTCGGCAGCCGCTGCCAAGGTAAAGTAATAGAGGGGGCCTAACGGCCCCTTCCATCTCACAGGAGACGCAGGATGACACCCGTCACGATTTCTAAAACAGGAACTGGTCGCAGCACAGTCATCGCGTCTGACAGCTTCCAGAACCCCTTCAATGTCGGCATTGTTGCGACCGTAACTGGCACCGCAACCTTCAACATTGAAATTTCAATGGATGATCCGTCCACTGGGACGCCTTCGGTCTGGGCCGTTGATGCTGGCTTCTCAGCCAAAACGGCAGCGGCCAATGGTTCCATCACGGTCCCGCACCACGCCTTGGCAATCAACATCACATCAGGCTCTGGAACCGTTACAGCGTACGTTGTACAAGCTGGCATTCGGTAATGGCAAAGACACCTGCTTGGACTAGGGCTGAAGGAAAAAATCCTGCGGGCGGCTTAAATGCTGTTGGCCGCGCCTCTGCTAAAGCGCAGGGCATGAACCTGAAGCCCCCAGCGCCGTCACCCAAAACCGAAAAAGACGCTGCCCGTAAGAAATCATTCTGTGCTAGGATGGGTGGCATGGAAGGTCCGATGAAGGACGAAAAGGGCAAACCCACCCGCAAGGCCCTGTCCTTGAGAGCATGGAAGTGTTGAGATGACCACCAGCGGCACATATGCGTTCAACCCAGCACTGGGCGAGATCGTCCTGTATGCCTATCAGAACATCGGGGTAAGGCCAGCGGCTGTTCTCCAAGAACACATGGAAAGCGCCCGCATGGCGACGAACATGATGCTGTCGCGGTGGTCAAACATGGGGGTCAACCTCTGGGCCGTTGATCTGGTTACCGTGCCACTGGTGCAGGGCACATCCACCTATGCGGTAGACAGCAACACCATCATGGTGCTGGATGCCTACACGACCACCAGCAGCAGCATTGACCGTGTGATCATGCCGATCTCGCGCACGGAATACGCTTCCTACCCCAACAAGGACCAGCAGGGCTTCCCTACATCGTACTGGTTTGACCGCTTGGTATCACCCACCCTGACCCTGTGGCCCGTGCCTGATGGGTCTTCGGCCACGATCCTAAAGTATTATCGGGTTCGGCAGGTCCAAGATTCCAACCTGCAAAATGGCGAAAATGTCGAAATTCCCTACAGATGGCTGGAAGCTTTTGCGGATGGTCTGGCTTATCGTCTGGCCCGTATCTGGCAACCGCAGATGGCACCAGACCTAAAAGGTCAGGCTGACGAAAGCTACAGCATCGCGGCAGAACAAGATGTGGAAGTGGTCAACACCTACATCAGCCCAATGATCGGTGGCTACTTCCGATGAGCTACGCATCAAAACTTGGCCGTGCCCGCATAAGCCCAAAAAACCCGCAAGCCGCTGGTGTGTGTGATCGTTGTGGCGGGGTCTTTAACCATGTGGACCTGTCGTGGCAGTTTGACTGGGCTGGTGCTGCGCTGGTCAACAAGCGCATTTTGGTGTGCGATCCTTGCTTGGATAACCCCCAACAGCAGCTTCGTTCCATTGTGCTGCCCGCCGATCCGCCAGTGATTATGAACGCCCGCCCCGAATACTACATTCAGGCGGAGACAGACTACCGCATGACGCAGGGCAATACGGTTGATTTTAGGACTGGCATTCCCGTACCTGGTGGGGATTTCCGTATTACTGAGAACGTCAACAACCGTGTGACCCAGCAGACGGGCTTTGCCAATGGCAGCTTGAACAACTTCCCAGGCACTGACCCAAATGCGCCGGGCAACGACGACCCAGGCTTGCCGTATGACAACACGAGCGTCCCGCAGGCTGGGTTCTACAATGCACTTTCTAACCCATGGGCCGACAGTGGCGTTTGGGACGACGATGCTTTTTGGACAGAATGATAGGATAAACCATGGCGCAGACATTCAACAATGGCGAACAACTTGGCTCTATTCGGACCGTTCTGAACGACAACGCAAATGAAATTAACACGCTTCAGGCTAGTAAGGCACCACTAGCTTCTCCTACATTTACAGGCCAAGCATCCTTCGCAGACGGCTCCGCAGCCGCACCATCCATTGCCCACACGGGCGATCTCAACGCTGGCCTATTCTTTCCCGCTGCGGATACTGTGGCTGTGGCTACGGCTGGCACTGAACGTATGCGTGTGGATAGTTCAGGCAAAGTGGGGATTGGCACGAGTAGTCCTGCAAAAACATTAACTGTATCCACCGCAGACCAATCTTCAGCCCGTGTTCGTATAGTTAATACAAGTGGTCGCACTTATGATATAGTTTCAGGCGTAGATGGTTTACTTCAAAGTGGCTTTTCCATATTTGATGCTACAGCGGCTGAAACAAGGTTAACTATCGACAGCACTGGCAACGTGGGGATTGGCACGAGTTCGCCGCTTGCAAAGGTCCACTCGCAAGTAAACACGTTTACCACAGCCGACATGGTTGCCTATAAGGCCTACAACAATCAAGCCGTTGGTGTTTACGCAAACTTCCAAAACTCGGCTACTGGCACAGCCATTACAGATGGTTTCCTGATTGGCATAGGTGATGCAGAAGACGCTGTTCTGCACAACCAAGAAGCCACAAACATGATTTTTTCTACAAGTGCCACAGAACGTATGCGTATCGACAGCAGTGGCAACCTACAGTTTAGCGGAACTGGGCAGCGCATTCTT